TTACCAATGCTATTGCGTGGGGTGAACAAAATGTTCAAAATTCTAATAATCAAGATTCACCATATATGCAAAATACAGTTCTTTATTCTTTATTTGGAACACTTTATAAATCTTATTCTGAAGGTGAATATGGAATAATTGACGTTTTTGCTGATGATGAAGACTTAAGTACATCAATGCTTTATACATCTAAGACAATTTATCTTAATCATCTAATTGATTGTATAAAACAACAGAACTTTCCTGTTTCCTATGCATCATATCAGTATGGTGAGACAGATGCATTTGGAGTAAATGCGGCTTCAATTAGAAACGATTGTTCTGATAGAATGATGATAAATACAAATCTTCTTTCTATGCCGCCAATAGTGCATTATTATGATTTGGTTGGTAATGTTCTTGTTGATAAGCAAACTAATCTTCTTACATATCAACAAAATGTTGAAAAAAAGATTTACGAATGGCTTGATACCAATTGTTCTTTTAACACAAAAATTTATAAAAGTGATTTTTCAAAAATACTTTTTGAAAATGAAAATACCAGAAGAGTTAATTGTGACATCAAAGTTTCTGGATTGATAAAAAGTGAATATGTAAAGTATACTTGGTTAACTTCAGATGTAAAATTAAATTATAATTCTGTATATGGTGTAATGCCTGAACATGCTACCGATGCTTATTATAATGTCATTCAAATTCCATCAACTGATTATTTAGGTAAAAGTATTTCTGCAACAGATTTAATTGGCAAAACTATAGTTATAAGTTTATATCAAACAATTAATAGTAATGCCGGAAGTTCTACTGGATATATTAAAAAATATACAGTTACTGTTAATGATTGCCAAGAAAATTCTGGAAGTCTTTATATAGCACTTAATGGATTTATTATAATCAGTGCTGGATATTCATTAGTAACTTCTCAGCCATTTACTATTTCTATACAAAATGAATCATCTTATTCAAGTACAGCAAATTTGAATAAATTATCTTCTACTTTTAGTTCAATTCTTAATTCTTGGGTTAATAGTGCAACTGAATATACATCAACTGAAGAAACGCCGTATGCTTTGCCTTATATAGTTGAATATAATGGAATAGACACAAGAGAACAAGAAATTTTACGTAAAGGAACTGAGTTAGATCTTACAGGACTAAATGAAAATGCATTTTTATATAATTGCGTTAATTCTTATATTTCTGCAGTTAATCCTACTTCATTGGATGATAGTAAATGGACTGCTATAAATACTGATGTTCTTAATTCTTACCCAGCATTAAAACCTGTATTTGATGATAATGTATTGGATGACAATAATAATATAGTTAATTATAGTTGTGCTAATGAAATTTCTGTTGTTAGAATTAAATTAAATTATGTGTATGGTGAATGAAATGGAAAGTTACATAAGTTCAAATTGTATTAATAACGGTAATTATTGTATTGAACAGATAACCGGTGTTTCTTCTTATGACGTTTCACAAATTGGATTTGCTGTATCTAGAGATTTATCAAATATATCAGCACTATCGGCTGCATCTGCTGATTCTTGTAACTTTTATACAAGACTACCTTATGAGGATCGAAATTCCACTTGCGGATGGATTGACACTTTTTCTATAAAGATTGATGAAGAAAGCACTACGTTCAATTATTATGCAGGAAATTCACTAAACTTAAAATCTGGAACAATAGTTAATGCACAAACATTTTCATTTAGTACCTATGATACATATCAATTTGATGAAAATTTTTCTAATAATCACAAAATTTATATTTCTAACACAAGATGTGGTCTAAATGATTTGTTTAGAAATTCTGGAAACATAATATTGAATGAATCAAATGTGGTTTCTTATACAACAGATTCATATTCAGTTAATAAAACAGATCTTTACGAATCAGAAAATCCATATTTTAGAATAACTTGTAATTCTGTGACATATGATCTTCCTATATTAAGAACTTATCTTAATTCTTGTACATCAATAGAAGAAATATATGCAATGGCAGAGAATGAATTTATATCTCAAAACATAATTCCACAGTCATTTATAAAAAATGCAACAAATCGTTCACTATATAATGAAAATGGCATACTTAATGTTTATAATACATTAGTTTTAAGTTCTATTGATGATAATTTTGATTGGAATTCATTAAAAAATCTTGATGCTTTAAGTATTTCAACAAATGAGTGTACATTAAATCCTGTATTTAAGATATCAGATAAGATTATTGATAGTAAGGAAAGATTAAATTTTAATAATGGAATAGAAAATGTAAAAATATCATCAAGAACTTATAGTAATTCAACTGTTTCTTTTTCTTTGACATTAAGAAATACATATATTGATGGAAATGAAACATTTAATCTTACAGATGATACTCAAAATCTTTCATATACATGTGATGTTGCCGAAACTAAGCTTGCTATTCCATCTTATAACACTTCAGATGAAGCATATGATGGGAACAATATAGTCGTAACTGAAGTAGATGCATTGCCATCACTTGAATTAAATCCATCTTTTGTGATTGACGGCAGTAATTATCCAGACCTTTCATTAAATTCTGATTTTCCGATGAGTTCTGATGTTAATTTCATTGTAAGTCGTACATATTATTTTACTGTTGATATTTCTAAAGCTACAGATGTTTATTTGACTCTTACATCTTCTTCTTTTGGAACTTATACAAAAATTATTCATCTAACAAATTATATTCTTACAATGAATGCCATAAAAATGGATTCTAGTAAGTCTCAGACTATTAATAATGTAACGCTTTACCCATATATGTATGATCATGAAAGAATTTACATTTCAGATTCAGCTGGAAGCAATTTTGGCTTATCTGATTATCAAATAGACGTTTCTGAAATACAAAAAAGTAATGCTAAGACATATTCTAGTAATATGAGTGAAATAAATGATGATATTTATGTTATAAGTTCTGTTGATAATAATGAATCTGTTATTGACATATATATTCCTGCTAGAATGAATAATGGAAAAGGATTTAATTCTTGCAATGTTGCTGTAACTGTAATTTTACCGAGTTCAATAATAGAAAAATATGAAATTGCTGAAAATGAACAGTCAGTTTCTTATGTTGCTTATACATTACCTATAATAATACAAGGCATTCCTTATAAACAGTCGTCTGCAGCAAATGATCCTGTGCTTAAAACCTCTGATACTCGTGTTGAATATGGAAATAGTGCTTACACAGAATATTATTATAACAATAATATGAATCTTAGTTCATATATATTTACTAATTCTAATCCTTTATACTTAGTTGATTGCAGTGGAATCATTCCTGACAGCATGATGGACTGTACATTCAGTGGAATAAGTTCAAAAATGATTAATAATCTTACAAGTGCCTCTACTAATATAACATACACATCTGCTATGTCAAAAACTTCTATACCAATAATGAATAATACTACAAATGATATATACGCTGACTGTAATTTATATGATTTTTACCAGATTCTTTCTGGAACTGCTGATATACTTTCAGAAACGTTAATTTTATCGGCAGAAATTGCATAATTGAAATTACATTTTTATAAATATAACAATTATGGTCTATTTGTGAGTGAGTGAAATTATAATTTTTTTATTAAATTAAGAGGATATTTATATGGCAGTTAAATGGAGTACTCCAGGGATTGTAACAACAGAAAATGATCAATCTATTCAGAGTAATACTACACCTGGGATTGGCCGTGGTGCAATAGTAATGAACGCAAACAAAGGATATGTAAATCAGCGTGTCCTAAGCACCGATGTTACAAGTTTTTATCAGAATTTTGGCGAGCCTGATAATGTAAATCAGTATGGACATTTTGCCGCAGCTAATTTTTTTGCTAATGGTTCTACTCAGTTATTGGCAGTAAAAGCTACTAACGGTGATGAAGGATATTCTCAGATACAATATCCTTATACTGATGCTTCTGTAACTGATACCAATACAGTTTCTAGTATTCAGCAATTAAGCTTTATTGATAATTCTGATACCAATAATATAGTTCTTATTGACGCTCTTTCTGGATTGAATGATCCTCAAGCTCTTCAGAATCTTTCTGTTGATGGTTGGAACGGATATGACGGAAATCCTAATAGTGCATCCTTTGCTTTGTCAGCAAGTTCAAAAAGATTAAAAGTAAACGATCTTTTTGATGATGCAGATGATAACGGCGTATACATGGTTTACAGATATACAACGCCAGCTTCTGCTGGGACATCAGGAGAATTTTATTCTGTTCCTAATAATTCTGCTACAAGTACAATGGTTTCTTATGCTGTTACTGATAGTGGCATCACGATGAGTGCTTTGAATTTTACTTTAAGCGACCCAGAAACGTTTACTGCTAATAGTTCTACTACAGCAACGATTGGGTTTTATATTGACCAGAAGAATGCACTTAATCCTAATCAGACTGGATATTACAGTTTTGATATAAGTGGTGCTTCAGCTGCTATGGCAGCCACAGCTATTAGCGGAACTAAAATTGGAGATATTTATAAAAGTTCATTTCTTCCAGATTCTTGTATTTCCGAAAAAGCTAATTATGTAACATTAGTAGATTGGGATGATCTTTCCATAAATAACTATACAGTTGCTAATAGTGCTTTAACGGCAGCAAGTGATGTAAAAGGCATAGAATTTAAAGAATATGGGTTAGCTGATTATACAGAAGATTTAATTGTGGGTGATGTCACGGCTGAACAATGTAGTACAGCAGCCACTTCCGCAATAAACAATATAGCTAATGAATATGGAATTGCACCAACTAACATAAACACTTCTGCATATGCAATTCTTAGTTATTATAATGCATATACTGATGAAACTGATTCTAATAATGAAATTGTTAAATTGGTATATGTTGATTCCGAGCATAAGGATGGGTATTCAAAATGTGATACGACATTTATTGCATATAATGAATATAATTCTAAAGTGAATATGACCATTGATTCTGTTTATAAAGCTTCTGCGCCTGAACCTATCGTTGCTCCTTGGCAAGTTGCTACAGATATTACTACTAATACAGGTCTGAATAAGATGATAGCAATGAGCACTTCACAGGTTATGTCAGATCCTACAGGACAATGGGCTGATGGATTTACTCCTTCTTGTGATACAGATGCTGAACCCGGAAATGGAGATATAGAATCATTCGAAGGACTTGATGATAACTTAGTGATAGGTGCATTTGGCCCTGGAGAATTCGGAAATAATATTGGTATTTCTATAATTTCTCCTGAAGCGGCTAAATATCCAGCACTTTATAATCAAAATGCATTTTCTTGGAAATATAGTTACGATGACGAAGATAAAGTAAATAATGCATTAGAGCCAAATAATTATGAATCTAATGCAGAAGATCTTACTTGGAAAAAGGTCTATCGTATTAATGTATATCAAAAGGCTAAAGATAAAACTGCATCTGTATGGGGATTTGGACTTGATGCTATAACATCAGATCCAGCAGAATCATGGTATGTATCTAATGACCCTCAAGCTAAGGATTCTGAAGGAAATTCCTTGTATGCTCCTTATGTAATAAATGGTCGTTCTAATTACATCTATGTTTCAAAGAAATCTGTACAGAATTCTATAGATAGAAAAGGCAAGTATAAGATGCCTGCAATGACTTGGTCTATTTACCAGATGACAGGTGGAAAGAATTCTACATTGAATAATATTAAAGAGAAGACAGCTGCTCTAAATCTTTACACTGATACACAGAAGGCCGCATTTGATATTCTTTTCAACGTTGAAGCTATTGATACATTTAATGGTAAGCAGAGATATAGTTCAATGCAGAGAAGAATTGCTGAAATTGCATCTAATAGGGAAAAAGATATTGCAGTAATTCAGGTTACCTCTAAGAATGCAAAAACAATAAAGCTTGAACTTTCTGAAGGTAAAGTATTTTCATTCAATAAAGGTTCATATGTAGCTGCATATGCTGGATACGATAAGTATTACGATTCTTATACAGCTAACTGGGTATTCCTTCCAAAATCAGTTGCTGCAGCATGTGCTATGGCTTATTGCGATGCATATTCATATCCTTGGATGGCTCCTGCTGGCATATCTCGTGGAGGAATAGGCTATTCCAATGGTGTTCTACCAAAGAATACTGATAATGAAATTGGGCAATTGTATGATAACAACATCAATACTTCTAGAACCTGTGCTGGTTACGGAGAGGTTCTTTGGTGCCAGAAGACAATGCTTAAGAAGATTTCTGCATTAAATAGAATAAATGTTAGAAGACTTCTTAATTACATTGAAAATAATCTTGAAAGCATTCTTGTTCCATATCTTTATCAGAATAATACAACTAACACTAGAACTTCAATGTACACTGTGGTTGATGCATTCCTTTCAAGAATACAGGCTGCTGAAGGATTAATTTCTAAATCGGTGGCAATAAATACTGACCCAGATGATTCTCATATTGTATATGTTGACATTTCTCTCGTTCCAGCAGAATCAATAGAATGGATTAATGTTAGAATTACAATAAATAGAAATACTGGTGTAACTGCTACAGAAGTATAATTTTTTAAAAAAGTAAATGATCGTCGGTTTTAAACTGACGGTCATTTTTTATAAATACAATATAGAAAGAGGACTAAAATGAAAATTATATCAGAAGGCGGAAATGTTAAACTAAACGGATATTCTGCGCAAAAAATGAATCTAACAAAATTGAGTAAAACTGAATATGAAAATTTTAAGTCTGATTTAATTAAATTACTTATTGAATTTAATGATGCTGTTAAGTTACGTGGCGGATTTTATTTATTTAAAAATCTTAATACTTTAAAAAACGGCGGATATTTTTCTGGGTCAAGTGAACAGTTCATTAGTCATACAAGTGAAGAATTTGTACCGTATAAACCTACTATGGGTGATATTGATGTACAAGTAAATAATACAGAAAAAAATGAATTAAAGAAAGTTCTTTCCGGATTAGAAGGAAAGAGTTTCAATGGCTTTAAGTATGTAGGCACGAATTTTGGTTCTGATTATAATAATCTTTTTCTTACTCCTTCAAAGTATAAAGACGTTTCAAATTGTATTCAGATAGATTTTGAATTTATTTCTATGGGCGAAAGTGGAGAAGTTTCAACATTTGATAAATTCAATAAAAGTTCAATGTATATAGATTTAAAGAATGGCCTTAAAGGTTTGTTTAAGTCAAATTTTGTTTCTTGTTTATTTAGTATAAAATACGAAAAGCCTGGAGTAATTTTCCAAGATAAAAAAGATGAAATTTCTAAAGCTAAGCAGACGGGTTTTGTCTCACAATTTACTTATGGCAACAAAGGTCTTCGTCAGAAGTATTCGCCTGTAACTGATAAGAACGGCGCGGCCATTGAATATAACGGTAAGCCCGCTTATAGAGTTATAAAAGATATAACTGATGATTCTTCTGAAAGAAATTTGGATAAGATTTTTGATAAATTATTTGATGCAAAATATGATAAGAAAAACGCTGAATTATTTTCTTCTTATATCGGACTTCTTAAACTTGTTAAAAAGTATTGGGACAAATCCGCTCAAAAGAAACTAGCAGAAAAATGGCCTACATTTATGATTGCACATAAGCCAGATATTGACCCAGATGCTTTTAATAAAGCAATGGACGCTTTTCATAAAGAATTTCCTGAATATGAAGAATTTAAGTATGAAGACGTTTCCAATAAAAATGTATCAGAGAAAAAAGATCCATTTACTTTTTATAAATATGTGAATGAATGCAAAGACAAATACAACAAACTTTTAAAAGATTAAAAGGTAATTTTATGCCAATTAAGAATATGATTGTTAAATCAACAAGTAAGAAGAACTTAGGAAAAAATATAAAAACTGATGTATATTACTGGAAAGAAAATAATGAATTGGTGGGTGTTGCTGTAGGTCATTTTGCTCCATTTACTGGAAAATTCGGTCATGCACGTATGTTAGAAAATGCAAAAAAAGCAGGTATAAAAAAATTTATAATAGTAATTCCTAAAACAACAAAATCATTGGATGATAATAGAAATATGTTCACTGATGAACAGAAAAAGTATATAATTGAAAAAGGATGTGAAGATTTAGGAATTGATTTGCTTGATGTTACTATTTCAGATACACCGTTTTCAGCGGCAATAATAAATAATTTGGCAAAAAAATATCAACAGTATAGACTTGTTCTTTTGTGTGGACCAGATAGATATGATGATTATTTAAGATTTGGCAGGCCATTTAATATTGACAACAAATCTACGTTGGATAAAAATGATTCTGAATTTAGACGTTTTGAAATTTATCCTTGTGATTCTAGAGGAAAAAAGAACGTTTCCGGAACTCAGGTTAGAGAATTTATAAAGAATAATGATAGAGAAAAGTTTCTTGATGCCACAGGTTATTCTAAAAAATTGTGGGATATTGTTAGAAAGTTCGCCATTAGTAATGGTGTTATTGATATAGATGAAGGTAAAACATTTTATGATGTGTTGAGCAATTATAATATTATATCAGAAGAAGTTCAGGCAACAAAAAGAGAAGGTATTAAGCATCTTTATAATCCCGGAAATTCACAAGAACTTTCAAGTAAAGATTTTATTGATATTGTTAAATGGATAAAATCTCAGGGCGGAAAATTGGATGATTCTAAAAATGTTTCTTATTCTGAAAAATCTGATGGCTGTGCATTGAGGTTTGGATTAAACGAATCTAATAAATTTTTTATTGAACAAAGTTATTCAGGGCCAGTGTATGATGGAGACTTTTTTAGAGAAAAGAGTTTGAAAAAATTTGGTTTTGTAAATAGAATGGGAAAGGCTTGGAAAGATCTTTTTAATGAAATGAAAGCAGATAAGTCCATTCAGAATATATTAAAGAAATATAATACAAAAAATGGAATAAAAGTAATAGGCGAAGTGTATATAAATGAAATAGGTTTTGAAGGTAAAATTCCTGATACATTGCGATTTGTTGGAATGGAATATTACAAGTCAAAATTAGGAACATGTTGTACAATAATAATCTTTAATGTCGTGGATGGCAACGGAGAAAAAATTAAAAATTCTGATAACATTAGGAAGGAATTTATAAAATCTTCAACAAAGAAAATTATTTTTGATGATCCAAATTATCCTAATAAATTCGGTTCAATTGATTTTAAAAAGGAAATTTCAGAATTAGAAAATACAGTCAAAAATCTCCAAAAAGAATATGGGCAATCACTTGAAGAAATTTTGGATTCTAAATCTAAAAAGAAAGATGATATTGATAAGAAGAATGCAATAAAAACTGCTATAGAAAAAATTCAAGAAAAGTTTGATAAAAAGATTAAGGCATTATTTAAAAATACTGATGGAAAATGGGGTCCTTATAGAGAAGGAATAGTTCTTAAATTGGCAAATGATGTTATGTTAAAAATAACTTCAGATGAATTTAAGAAATTTAAAGCCAATCATAATGATGATACTATGAGTAACTGGCTTAGAGAGCCTGCGGAGTAAAATTATAAATGTTTCAAAATAATCTAGATTTAAGAGGCCACGGCGAAGTGGTGGAAATGACAAAAGCACAAATGGAAGAATGGATTAAGTGCAGTCAAGACGTTTTTACATTTGCTAATTATTTTAATATAATTGCTGAAGATGGCATGCATCCAATAAAACTTAGGCCGTATCAAGAAAGGCTACTTAGATTTTTTGACGCTGATGTTCCAGATAAAAATAACAGAATAGTTATGATTGGAAGACAAACTGGAAAAACAACTTTAGCTACATTATATCTAACTTGGCTTGCACTTTTCAAATCTGACAAAACTATTGCAATTCTAGCAAATAAAGAGGAACAGGCTCTTGAAATAATGTCTCGTATAAGAGATGCTTATGTTAAACTTCCACTTTGGCTGCAACAAGGAATAAATCCTATGAAGGGCGGATTTGCTAAAGGTACTATTGGATTGGATAATGGAACTAAAATTTTTGCCGCCGCCAGTTCTTCTTCATCTATTCGTGGTAAAACTGTTGATTATATGCTTGTTGATGAATTTGCACATCTTGAGCCTGGCATAGCTGATACTTTCATGATGTCAGTTTTTCCAACTCAATCTTCAAGAAAAGACGCTAGGCTAATTCTTATTTCTACTCCTGTTGGTATGAATCATTTTTATGATATATGGCAAAAAGCTGTTCAGGGAGTTGGATCTTTTCTGGCTGCTAAAGTTCAGTGGTACGAAATAGAAGGAAGAGATGAAGCGTGGAAAGAAAGAATTATAAGAGATACAAATCCGCAATTCTTTGCACAGGAATATGCCTGTCTTAATAAAGATGAAAAGATTAAAATCAAATATTGCAATAATGAAGTTGAATTGACGATTAAAGAATTAGCAGATATGATGGCTGAAAACTTATAAATACAAAAAGAGGAATTTATATGAAACTCGTTCAATTACATAGAACATTTTGCAATATACTTAATGAAAGTAAAAATTCTGGTCAGATATACGAGGATAATCTTTTTGTGTGTCTTAATGCTTTGGTACATGGAAAAAGTAAAGAATCTATTTTCAAAAATCCATTATTTGTTTCTTCAGAAAAAGAAAGACAAAAGATGCTTGATTGCACATTTAATGACGCTGAAATTTTATATAATAAATTCGGATCTATAGAAAGTGTAAGACAAACTGGAAAAGAGTGCAATTCAAGAAAAGACATATTAGGAATAGAATCTGGGATTAAACCTGTTGGAAAATTAGTATCTGACATCATTTTAACTTTAAGAAATGGTAAAGAGGAATATATTTCTGTGAAAAGCAGTTCTGGGTATACATTGGCAAATTTGTCTCCAATGCTTAAAAATGATAAAGCTATAATAACAGATAAAGATAAATCCAAAAATATAAGCATAAGGAATGTGAATAATCTGTTTAGTACATTAAATACGATCTTTGTTGATGAAGATTATACAAAAGAAGTGATTTCTAAGTTTTTTACATCTCTTGAAAACTACGAAAGCGAAGATGATAAATCAAGAGATGTTGAGATGAAACAAAGAGAAATGTATTCTGATTTGCTTTCTGATAAAAAATTTAGAAAGTCAATAAGTAATAGTAAATTAAAATTTGACGCTAAATGCCTAAATTTTGATAATATAGAAACTATTTTTAACAGAGCTTTTACTTCTGATAAATTGAAGGAAAATTATTATATTGTTTATAGAAAGAATTATAATGACATTGAAAATTTTGATATAGAGAATATAACAAACAAAGTAAAATTTGAATTCACTAATAAATCCAAAGCAGAATTTACTCTTCCATCAAAAGATGTAAAAACTATGGTGATAAAATTACCTGATCTTAAGAGTGATTTCATTACACTGGTTTCTCCAAAAATAGAAATTAGACATGATCATCGCGGAATATATCCAAATTTGCTTAGCATAAAATATTCAAAAATGGAAGTTGATAAGAAGATTTAAGTTTATAAATACAATATAACATTTTTTGGAGAATAATATGAAAAGATATAAGGTAATTTTAACAGAATCTGAAATGAGAAAACTAAACGAAGTTCGTAGAGATGTTAGAGCAAAAAGACTAGTTCTTAATGACGATGATATAGATACGAAAGATGAAGATGATTTCATTACAGTCAATCATATAAATAAAAGTAATTACAAGAAGTATATTGGCAGAAAAGTCAATGTAACAGGTGATGTTTATCTTGAAAAGTTAGGATTAAAAGAAATTCCTATTACATTTGGAACAGTTGGCGGAGATTTTTATTGTTATGACAACGAACTTACATCTTTATCTGGTTGTCCCCATAAAGTTGGCATAACTTTTGTGTGTTCATATAATAATCTCACTTCTTTAGCTGGTTGTCCAAGTGAAGTTGGTGGAAGTTTTTATTGTTGTAATGATAGACTTACATCTTTATCTGGTTGTCCCCATAAAGTTGGTGGAAATTTTGACTGTTCAAATAACAAAAAGCAGTTCACAATAAATAATATAAAAAGATTTTGCAAAGTAGGTGGTGATATTTTTAATTAAATTTTTAGATATTTATAAAATTCAGGATTTTTAAAAGTCCTGAATTTTTTGTTATATTTGTAATATCATTTGAGGTGAAATTATGAGTAAATTGATTGATGAAATGAAAAAGAATAAGAAATTGTCAGATCTTATCATTAAAGATGTTGTCAAAGACGAATGGCTTTCAACGAATGTCATGAGTGTAAATTTGCTTTTTAGTGGTAAGATTAGAGGCGGAATTAAAAAAGGAAAGATTTCTGTATGTGCCGCAGATAGTCAGCAAGGAAAAAGTCTAATAGGTTTAAATGTGCTTCGTTCGGCTTATAAGGCTGGAATGGATTGTTTTGTTATTGATACAGAACACGCATTTAATTATTCTCTTGCACAGGAATTGGGAATTAATCTTGATGATATTGTTGTGTATGATACAGCTAAGATTCCTGAAATTAAACAAATTTTTGGACAGATAAATCATGGACTTACTAGGGAGGAATCTCGAAACGTATTCGTTCTTTTAGATTCTTGGGGTCCTATTGTAACAGCACAGGTAATGGACAAGGCTGAAGAGGCTAGTTCAGCTGTTGATATGTCAATGCCAAAATTTAAGAATGAACTTGCTAATGTGATTAATGCATGTGGAAATACTGTATTTGTTGTAAATCACGTTTATGCTTCTCTTCAGATGTATGGAGAAAAATTTGAAATTCCAGGTGGTAAGCGTTTGTTTTTTAATGCTGATGCCATTATGCTTGCAAGTTCAGCTGCTAAATATAAAGATGCTGAAGGATCGGTTTTAGGAAAAGTTATTACGGCTGGTGTAAAAAAAGGTCGTTCCGCAAAGGAGTTCGTTAAGACACATTTTCTTATTCGTCATGATGGCGGACTAGATCCTTTCTATGGTCTTCTTGATGAAGCATGTGATTCTGGTGTAGTTGTTAAGCCCAAGAATGGTTGCTATACTAGGCCAGACTATGATAAAGATGGAAAGACTTGGAAAGAAAATGAACTTTATTGTTCTGCTTTCTGGGTTCCACTTTATAAAGATCCAGCTTTTAATGAATTTCTAGAAAAGAAATTTGCATTTGAAGATTCTAAGCTTATTTCTGCAACTGAAGATGTATTTGATATGATTGACGGTAAAACTGAACTTTCAACTGAATCACTTCCAACGGCCGAACCGGATTCAGAAGATGATGATGAAGATAAATAATTTGATTTGATTTTTCATAGAAATTCAGGATTTTTAAGTCCTGAATTTTTTTGTATATTTGTAATTGAAAATTTGAGAGGTTTCATGAGTTCGGCATTAGATTTTGAAAAGATTATAATTAAGTCACTTTTTATAAATGAATCTGTAAAAAATAAAGTTGTTCCAATGTTGGATATAAAGTGGTTTAGAAATAATGTTGATTTAGCAAAGATAATTGGATGTATTATAGAATTTAATGAAAAATTTGAAAATATGCCAAGTCCAATTGAACTTAGGCAAATGCTTAGAGATGATAATCTTATAAAGATTTTTGATGAATGTATGGCAATATCTGATGAAGATTGTAATTCTAAATTCATGCTTGAAGAAATTGAAAAATTTGTTAAACAGAAAAAACTTTGGAATGCCGCTAGTGATGTAATTGATTATCTTAAAACTGATGATTGTAACAAGAAACCACTTCAATGTAGTTTTAGTGAAGTATTTTCTGATGCTGAAGCTTTTTCTTTTGATACATCAGTAGGATTTAATTATATTGATGAACTTGATAGAATTTATGATGAAGTAATAAAGAATGAAAAGCTTGTAAAATCTGGATTGAAAACTATTGATGAACTGCTTTATGGCGGATTTCATGAAAAGACAATATCACTTATTCTTTCTCCAACAAATGTAGGAAAGACTTTGATAATGTGTTCATTAGCTTCTAATATGATTCGCCAAAATTATAATGTATTATATGTTACATTTGAAGATTCCGAATTGAAAATAGGTGCTAGAATTACTCAAAATCTTTGTGATATGACACAAGATCAAATGAAACTTATGTCAAGAGAATCGTATGAAAAATGTAAATCTAACTTAAAGAAATTAATTCATTCTTCTCTCATAATAAAAGAATATCCTGAAAGTGCAATAAATGCATTATCTTTAAAATCTTTGATAAAAGAACTTAAAGAAAAAAATCACTTTGTTCCTGATATAATGTTTGTTGATTATATCGGATGCATGGTTCCTAATGGACAGCAAAATCCAAATCTTAACACAAATACTATTCTTCTTAGAGTAGCTGCGCAAGTTAGAGCGATTTCTATGGAATTTGGGTTTCCGATTGTGTCAGGATCTCAGGTAAACAGAGGTGGATATGATTCAGCTGAAGTAAATCTGAATGATGCTGCTGATTCTTTTGGTCAGACTATGAAGGCTGATTTTATTTTAGCAGTAACTCAAACTCCAGATCTTAAAGAGCAAAACTTATATAGTCTTAAGGTAGCAAAAACTAGATTTGGAAATAATAAAGGTGGAAGCGTCTGTGTCAATGTTGATATAGCCAAACAAAGAATTTCTGATTTAAATGATAAGGCACATGGGGTGTTTGAATTTGCTGAAAATGAAACTAAAAGCAATCTTTTAAAAATTTCATCAACTCCAATTTCACCGGCTGTTATAAATAAGCCAGTAATTAACGATAATTTCACTATAAATTTTGATAAAAAGAAAAATGTTTCTGATAACTGGGAATAATTTTTTATCATAAAAAATTTATTATATTTAAAAAAGGAGATAATATATATGTTTTTAATTAGTACAAAGACTTGCCCAAATTGTAAAATGGCTAAAAAATATCTTGATGAAGCAAAGATTGATTATTCTGTCAAATATGCTGAAGATGATCCAGAATATTGTACAAAAAACGAAATTCAGACAGCCCCTACATTAGTTCTTAATGATGGCACTAAAATAGAAAATGTATCAAATATAAGAAAATGGATTAAAGACAATGAATGATGATGAAGAAAATTATTCAGATTTAAGTGCTATAGAATTAAAAGCACATAAGGAAGAATTTTATCAAATTCTTAAATCTTATGGGTTCGATTTTGATGATATAGATGAGAAAACTAGATTACCAAAATCTATGATTCCTGTAATTGCAAATAAATTTGATGCTGTTATGAAATTTAATTATGCTATTGAAATGATGCATAGAAAAAAACAAGTTCCAATTATAGAATCATTTGTTTATTTAGTTACCGATTTTTTTGAGCCAAAGCAATTACTTAAAATAATTCAGACTAATAATTTGAATTTTTTGCAAATGGAATTAAAAAAGAAATATAAGTTGGACGATAAAATTGACATTTTAAGTAAGATAAATATGTTCATAATGTGAGAAAATTATATGCAAAATTGGAAGCCTGAACAACTTTATTTTTTCTTTTCAATGTTAAATGGAGAATTATCAAAAAAGAATTCTCAATTTTTTAATTTGTCAAAACTTAAAATGTTTGAACTTTCTCCGCAAACAGGCTTTATGAATGATAAGATGCGTAGAGTTTTTGAACTTAAAAATTCAATGTATGTTAATCTTTGCAGTTTTTTAAATTCAGGCGTATTGGATTTTGATACATTAATTGTGTGTCTTCTTGGTGAATATATAAGAACTAAGAAAAAAGTAAAAATTGAAATGTTTGATAATT